TCAGGTCCGGCGTTGTATTGTCATCGCCAAGCATTTCGTGAACCACGCCAGCGCCAACTGCAGTGGGTGCAGGCCCGTTGATTGCGACCAGCGTTTCCTGTCCGCTCATGTAAAGCTGCAAGCGGTAGTCTGCGGATAGCTGGTACATCGCCAGCGCGGCCCTTGCGATGCCGATCATTGGCGGGCTTTCAAGATCCGACCCCATATCCTTTGCAGACGCCACGGCAAACGGGATCGCGTTGAGTGCACCACCGCCAAGTCGCGTTAGCGTTACGTCCGTTTCGCCGTCAGGCTTGTGCAATGTCGCCGTGTAAACGCCATCGACAAGCTGCAAAACGCGGTATTTCTCTTGCTGCGCCCAAACGAAGCCATCACGCACTGCCTCGCTTTCGTTCAGGACGAAGAACCCGACGTCCCAGTTGATAATTGTATCGCCGCGATAGCCTGCGAGGAATGGATCGCCGCCGCCCTCCGGTGCATCTGCAAGAACGCCGTAGCGCCCCGACACCAGCAAGTTGCGCGTGATGTTCTTGTGAAAGTCGTTGAGCGTAATTCCCTCGCCGTCAACATCCTCGAACAGATATTCCATGTTGCTGGGCAATTCGACCGCGATTTCCTCGCCGTGAATGATACCAACCATAGCGCCAACGCTAGTTGCCAGAACCTCGGGGAACTGAGCGCGCATCTTGTATGCCGCATATGCCGCGATGCCGTTGTCTGAGTGCGTCGGGTAGCCAGACGGCATGGGCAGGTATGTGGTGCCGCGTTGCTTTACGTCGCCCTCGCCTTGATAGGCGTCATAGCACAGCCGCCAATCGTCGAGGACTTGGCGCGTGATTTGTGGATGCAGCGAATTAACGGCCATCTAATACAATCCTTTGACCGTTGTTGTTGTTGTTTTCGGTTGTGATTTAGTCATCAATTCGGTGATCGCCCAAACCAAGGCGTCGGCCCTGTCTGGTGAGCCTTCACCAATGTATCCGTCTTGCCCGATCAGGCACATTTGATCCTCAAGATCCGCCAAGCCGCCAACGTGAGACACCCGCCCCTGTTCGTATAGCGCCGCGATAGGCTCAGATCTTGCGACCTTGCCGCGACTGGCCGTGACCTCTTTGTAGCTTATGCCTCGATCAACGGTGCGTATGACGTGCTCGACCATAGCCCCGCCAAAGTTGCGCTCGGCCACGATCCTGTCAGCCTTAAATTCGTGGTAGGCCGCGACTGCCCGCCTGCCCCATCCGTCTGGCGATAGCTTGCAAGTCCGGTCTGCCAGGACATAGCCGCGCCCGTCGATACCAAGCCCCGCGACCACGATGCCAATGTCATCGCCGTTATCGTCCGCCCCGCCTGTGCCGCTGGGGTCCACCGCAACCACAACCCGCCGCATTTCGGGGGCTTCTTTGAGCCTGTGCGCGTCGAACATCTCACGGGTCCATAGCGCGCCCGGTAGATCGTCCAGCATCTCGGCTTCTAGCTCTTGCCTGCCTAGCCGCGTGTTGCCGTATCGGTTTTTCAGATCCTCAAGAAACTGCGCTGGCAAGTTTTTCGCGTTGTCAAACGTGCTGCCCCGCGTCACTACCGATCTGTCGCTGGCGATGATTTCGCGCAGAACAGGAATAGGCCGTGGTGTTGTCGTGACAATCACGCGGGGGTCATTGCCCGCCCGCATTGTAAATTGCAGCATGTCCCATGTTTGCCGCGCGCGCTTGTACTTCGCTAATTCGTCTACCCACGCTGCGTCAAATTCTGGGCCTCGAAGCTGGTCCGGCTCAGTGCCGTTATAGCCAAGTGCCACCGCTCCGTTAGGCCATGTGATCCGCACGGGCTTAAACCGCGCCGTTGGCTTTTGCCCGTCAGGGTAGATCGACAACAGCCGCGCCACCATGACCTCCTCAAGGTCTTTCTGCGTCTCCGCGATTAAAGCGATGCTGCGCGACCCCGCCTCAACGCGTTCCTTGACCCATTGCGCGCCCGCCTCGGTTTTACCAAAGCCGCGCCCCGCGTTGATCAGCCAGGTTGACCAGTTTCCCTCCGGTGCGAGTTGTTCAGGGCGGGCAAGAAAACCGCGCCAATCGTATATCAGCGCATCGGCCTCGGCGTCTGTCAGGCTGGCTACGAACCTGTCGCGTTCAGCTTTCGGTAGTGCCTTCAGTCTCTCCGCCGGGCTTTCTGTCATTTAGGAACTCACTCAGCTTGCCAGACGGTGACATTGTGCCATCCTCAGAGATGTGATTGACGTTGCTTGTCTCACGCCATCCGCCCCGCGTCTTGAGCCAGAATATCGCCGCTGTAACTGCCGAAGATCCATCGCCAAGCGCCTTGTTATAGAGCGACTGCGCAACCCGGCTGTTAGCCTTCGCCGTGGCCGTGTCCAGTTCCTCGCGGTAGTGCTTTTGCAGCGTGCTGCGCTCGATGCCGATCACCTTGGAAATGTCCATCTGCGGAACGCCGTATGCGCTCATGCTTTCAACCATTTTGCGTTGTGCGTCTGTCGGCTTGTGGGCTGGCCTGCCGCCTTTGCTTTTATCTGGCATAATCAAGCCGCCTCAATTATTTTCGCATCTTTGCGATATTAGGTGTTGCATTACCTTCGCATATTTGCGATAAGTATTGCAGGGAAGGCAAACAGCCAAGCCCACAACAGGAGACAAGAATATGAAAGACCAATACAAAGCCCTCAACGACATGATCTTTGAATTTCAAAAGCAGACACAGCGCCTCGACATTGCCAGCATGGACCCCGCGATCCGCGCCGCGATGGAATCGGTAGAGGCTCAACTTGACGCCCTTCGCCAAGGTAAACTTTATGACCTCCGCTGATTTCACCGCCTTGCAAGCCCGCCTCGGTATCAGCCGGGGCGAGTTATGCCGCCGCATCGGTATCGCGCCGAACAGCGGAACTGCCTACGCCTTGGGACGCAAGCCCATCCCCCTTACCGTTGCGCTTGCCTGCGCCGCTATTGAAGCAGGTATCACGCTGGAACGCGCTCGGCCTTAAGGTCTGCGTAGGGCTGGCCAGTGGATTCCAGCGTGGCGGATTGGCCTGTGAACTCCTGCCAGCGCTTGATGATAACGTCGCAATATTTCGGGTCCAGTTCCATAAGCCTCGCCATGCGCCCGTGCTTTTCGCACGCAATGGCTGTTGTTCCAGATCCAGCAAAGCTATCCAGCACCTGATCACTGCCCTTCGTGTTGTTCAGCATTTGGTACTCAAACAACTCCACTGGCTTCATGGTCGGGTGTTCGCCATTGCGTCTAGGCTTGTTAAACTCAAGAATTGTGGTTTGTTTTCTGTCTGTCGACCAAAGGTGTCCTGCGCCACCCTTCCATCCATAGAGGCACGGCTCATGCATCCAGTGATAGTCTTGCCGACCCATCACAAGGCTTGATTTTTTCCAGATCAAGCATTGGCGCACCGTCCATCCAACATCATGGCATGCGCCCCTGAAATTGTATCCCTCTAAATCCGCATGCCAGATATAGAAAACCGCGCCTCTTTTCATAACAGCATCTGCTGCATAATAGGCTTCGCAAAGAAACTGCCGGAATGCGTCATTTGACATGCTGTCATTTTGAATGGTCAGTTTCTCTTTGGTCCCGCCCTCATACGCCACGTTATAGGGAGGATCTGTCAGCCACATGTCCACAAGTTGTCTCTGCGTGAGAACCTCCATGTGGTCAAGGCTGGTCGAGTCACCGCACATCAATCTGTGCTTGCCCAACAGCCACACATCGCCCTCAACAGTGACAGGCACCTCCGGCGCATCAGGCACCGCATCCTCGTCCGTCAGCCCCTCGGTTTCCGTTGCCGTCAGCCCTGCAAGTTCATCCACGTCAAAACCCGTCAGCGTCAGGTCAAAATCCAGATCACCCAACTCAGCCAATTCAATCTTGAGCGCGTCATCATCCCAACCCGCGTTAAGTGCCAGCTTGTTGTCGGCCAGAATTAGCGCCTGCTTTTGAGCCTTTGATAAATGCGCCAATTCAATGACAGGAACCTCACCCAACCCCAGCTGGCGTGACGCTGCA